TACACATAAACCGTACAGACTACATTCGTGACAGAAGAGTACACTATTAATGGCAACACAATGGCAGACATTTCCTGTTGAGTTTAGAGGCGGCTTGCTTTCTAACATGAGCTTGTTGCAGCAAGGCATGGGTGCTGTAGGTTCTGCACGTATTCTACAGAACTTTGAGGTAAACAAAGAAGGTGGTTACTCAAAGATTCGTGGTTATGAGAAGTTTAGTGATGATGAGGTTCCGGGTGCTGATGAGGTACTAGGGCTTAAAGTAGTATCGTCAGGTCGCTACATTGCAGCACGTAAGGTTGATGCTGATGCAGTAACAGCATATCCAAGCGATCTTGTATCTGGTGACATTGGAAAAACAGCGTATTACTATAGCACAGGTACTACTTGGAATTTTACAGCCCTTGGACCTACTTCTAACGCAGGTAAAGTTCGGCACACTACATTTAACTTTGATGGTGATAACAAGATTATATTTGTAGATGGTACTAACTATCCAAGTATTTATAATACTAATGGTAACGTTCATACCTTTTTAAATGCATCTAGTCCTAACATTATATCTGACGCAGAGGGTGCAGAGTTTGTAGTAATATTTAAAAACACAGCATTTTACTCAAACGGTAATACTCTTTTATTTACTGCGCCATTTACTGTAGATGATTTTAGTGCAGCTAATGGTGCGGGGTCTATAGGTCTTGCTCACGATATTACAGGTCTTGCAGTATTCCGTGATCAGCTTATTGTATTTACCACAGATACTATTAGTCGTTTAACAGGTAATACATCTGCTGATTTTAGACTAGCACCTATCACAGAGAAGATCGGTTGCATTAACGGTGATACTATTCAAGAGGTGGGTGGCGATATTATGTACCTATCACCTGATGGTATTCGTCAACTAAGCGCAACAGATCGTATTGGTGACTTTGCTCTTGATGTTGCATCTGATAAAATTAAAGAAGACTTTAATGATTTCATTGGTGGTAGCACTCAGTTTGCTTCTTGCATCATTCGTGAGAAGTCTCAATACAGATTGTTCTCATATAAAGCTAGTCAGCCTAGGATATCCGCACAAGGATTAATTGCTACAAAAGTAACTACTCAGGGTTCTGCAGGTATTGAGTGGTCTACTATTAAAGGTATTAAGGCGTATGTATCAGACAGTACATATTCTGGTAATACAGAGTCTATAGGGTTTGCTAACTCTGATGGTTACGCTTATACTATGGACACAACAAGCTCTTTTGATGGTGCCGATATTGAGGCTATATTTGAATCAGCGTATATGCCTATTAGTGACCCGCAGGTAAGAAAAACTTTCTATAAAGCTGTTTGGTATATTAACCCTGTAGGTGACATGGCTTTATCGTTTAACGTAAAATATGATTTTGAATCCACATCACGTAATAACGTTATTCAACCAGATATTATTAATATATCTACCGCATCATTAGGTGCTGTAGCTTTCTTTGGTGGTGGTGGTTTATTTGGTGCAACATCACCGCCCGGTGCTTCATTTGGTGGTACGTTAGAAAGAATATACCCAACTAATATTTTAGGATCAGGTAATACAATAGCTTTAAGAATAGCAGACGAATCAACTAACCCAACATTCACTCTGGACACGGCTGTTCTAGAGTTTAAAACAAACGATAGACAGTAAGGACGTAACACATGGCAGGTTATACACGTCAGGATACCACAGGACAGTTAGCTAACGGCAACCCTATTGATGCTGACATCTTCAACGATGAATATGATGCAATCGAAGGTGCTTTTAACGCATCCACAGGACACACTCATGATGGTACTGCAGGTGGTGGTGCGCCTATTGAAAGCATTGGCCCTAGCCAAGAGCTAGTAGTAGAAAGTGGTGCAATATTCCCTAAGTCGGGTACAGACAACCTTATTGATAACGGTAAGTCTACATTACGCTGGAAAGATGGTTGGTATGGTGGCACAGTCACCGCTAATGCTGTAACAACTACTGCTGATGTCTCTGTCGGCGGTAATCTTACTGTAACAGGTAATGCTACTATTTCAGGTAACCTGACATTTGGTGATGCAGCTACAGATACTGTAGACTTCCAAGCTGATATTGATAGTGACCTAAAACCAGAGGCAGCAGGGTATAACCTTGGCTCATCTACACAAGAGTGGAATAACTTGTGGCTAGACGGTACAGCTAACGTAGACAACCTTACTGTAGACGAGGATGCTACTATTGCAGGTACATTAGATGTTACTGGTGCTACAGGTATTGATGGCGACTTTAATATCAACACTACAAAATTTCTTGTAGATTCCGCTACAGGTAATACCAGTATTGCTGGTACATTAACTGTCGCAGATTCCGCTACATTTACAGCAGGTGTTACAGGTAATGTTACTGGTAATGTTACAGGTAATGTTACAGGAAATCTAGATGGTATCATAGGTGGTACTACTCCCGCTGCCGCTACCTTTACAGATGTAACTACATCAGGTAACATTACAGTAGCTGGTACAGTAGATGGTGTAGATATTGCTGCACGTGATGCTATCTTAACATCTACCATAACAACTGCTGACGCTGCTCTACCTAAAACAGGTGGAACTATGACAGGTGATATTACTTTTAATAGCACCCAGCAGTTTGATGGTCGTGATGTATCAGTAGATGGTGCTAAGTTAGACAATATTGAAGATAATGCTGATGTGACAGATACGGATAATGTTACTGCTGCTGGTGCGCTTATGGATAGTGAGCTAACTAATGAGACAGCAGTAAAAGCTATTGATCAAGGACTAGCAACAACGGATGCTGTAACCTTTTCTACTGTTACGTCTGATCTCACAGGTGATGTAACAGGGGATGTTAATGGTAATGTTACAGGCAATCTTGATGGTATCGTAGGCGGTACTACACCTGCAGCAGGTACATTCACAACACTACAGTTTAACACCAGTATCTCTGATGGTACAAGCACTATCACAGGCTTTGCTGATGAAGATGATATGACATCTGACAGCGCAACTCTTATACCTACACAGCAGTCTGTAAAAGCATATGTAGACGCAGCAGTAGCAGGTGATGGCTCTGGGGATATCTCAGCTTCTCAGGTATCTGTTGCTACAGATACAGGTGGTGTAGACTTAGATGGTGGCTCTGGTACAGGTTGGGTTATCTACCAATCTGGTACAGACCTAAAGTTTAAGTATAATGGCGTAGACAAATTTAGCCTATCAACAGCAGGTGCATTAACTGTAGAAGATAACGTTACAGCTTACGGTAGTGCATAATGTCTATCAACTTGACACCAGATGAATTAGAAGATATGCTTGACCGTGCAGCTAGGCGTGGTGCTAAAGAGGCACTAAAGTCGCTTGGCTTGCAAGATGATGACGCACGTAAAGACTTACATGAGATGCGTACTCTACTCGAAGCATACCGCGATACAAAGAAAAGCATTTGGCAAACAGTAGTAAGAATATCAACAGTAGCATTGCTATCATTCATAGCAGCATCTGTGTGGATGCAAATAGGGAATAAATAATTATGGCTAAACGATTTGCAGGGTTCACCCCAGAACAGATGGGTAAGATTATACCTGAGATGCAAGGTATGCAAGGTGATGAACAAGCTAAATACTTAGCTGCTAACCCTGCTGCTGCAGCACGTGTCGGTAAGATGGCTGAAGCTGCTCAGAAGCGTATTGGTATGGCATACGGTGGTATGGTTAAACGTAAAGGTTTCGCCTCTGGTGGTCAAGCTACTCTAGACGCAGCACAACAGAAGTACGCTAACGCACAAAATGAGCTTACAAAAGCCCAACAAGCACTAGGTGCAAACCCTAATGATCAATCCCTTGTAGATGCTGTAAGTAAAGCACAGGCTGCTGTTACTGCTGCTTCATCAGAAGTACAGAATGCTTCTGCTGCTATGACAGCTACCGACACTAAATCACTATCAGAGATGCAAGCGGGTGCTACAAGCGATCCTATGAGCATGGTTACTCAAGGTACAGCAGCAACTGTTGATGATGCTGATAAAGCTGAAGGTACTATTGCTGCAGGTACAGGTCAGGCTGGTGCTGCTCCACAGGCTACAGCTACAACCGCTGCCTCTGCTACACCCGCTGCTGCACCTACTGTAACTCCTGCTGCTACAACTACTGCTGCTACTGCTGAACAAGGTGTACAGCAAGTAATGGACCAGACACAGGCAGCACAAGGTACGGTAAGCGCAGATGCTCAAGTACAAGCTGCACAAGGTGACCCTACGCAGATATCACAACTGGGACTACAAGCTGCACAAGGGCAAGCAGCGCAGGTACAAGATGCGCCAACACGTCAGGTAGAAACTGGAGAGATGATTTCTGGTACTACTGTAGATCAGCAGAAAGTACAAGACATTTATGGTACAGACTCTCTAGAAGCTGCATCAGTTAAAGATGAACTAGACACCCTTATGCAGGACTTCCAAGGTGGTGCTACACCTGCGTGGGCTGCAGGGGCTATGAGAGCCGCTAATGCACAGATGGCTGCACGTGGCCTATCTGCATCATCTATGGCAGGTATGGCTGTTGTACAAGCTGCTATGGAGTCTGCATTACCTATTGCACAGATGGATGCAGCTAACAAACAGCAAGTCGCTATTGAATCAGCCAAGCAACGTGCTTCATTCCTTAATATGGAATTTAACCAAGAGTTTGAAACTAAGGTTCGTAACGCTGCAAAGATTAGCGAAATTGCTAACATGAACTTTACTGCTGAACAGCAGGTAGCTCTAGAGAATGCTAAAATGGCTCAAACCATGAACTTAGCAAACCTATCTAACCGCCAAGCTAAAGTAATGGCAGATGCTGCTACTATGGCTCAGATGGATATAACTAACTTGAATAACCGTCAGCAAGCACAAGTACAAAACGCTAAAGCGTTCTTGCAGATGGATATGGCTAACCTAGATAACAAGCAACAAACTGCTATCTTTAAAGCACAACAGATGACTAGTACGTTGCTATCTGATGCGGCTGCAGAGAATGCTGCACGTCAGTTTAACGCTTCATCTCAGAACCAGACAGATCAATTCTTTGCTAACCTATCTAGCCAAGTAGAGCGTTTCAACACAGAACAATCTAATCAGATCAATCGCTTTAACGCTGGTGAAGCAAACGCTATCTCACAGTTTAACGCTACACAACAAGCAGCACGTGAGCAGTTTAATGCTAGTAACCAACTTGTAATCGCACAAGCTAACGCACAATGGTTCCAATCTATTACTACAGCAGAGACTGCAGCACAGAATCAGATGAACCGTGATGCAGCTATCCAAGCGAGTAAGATGACAGAGACAGCCTACAATGCTGCTGTACAGATGGAACGTGATACAATCAGCTACGCATTTAGAGCAGGTGAATCACAGGCTGAACGTGATTTAGAGGTTGTGCTACAAGGTATGCGTAACGCCATGTCAGAAGCAGAGATACAGGCGCAGGTAGATACAGCTAAAGGTAAAGGCTGGGGTACTATCGCTAATACTGTTGTAGAGCTTGGTTTGAAAAAGATATTTGGTTTATCGTGAAGGTAGGAATAATTGTAATGGCTGGAATCTTTGGTTCACAATATAATGATACAAAGGTCATGGTTAATGATCTAGATAACTTGTCTCAAATGAATACAGCAATAAAAGCTGATAGCGAAGGTGTTATGAAGCCACCAAAAGGTGACAAAATGGATGCTGCTTCGTGGTGGGCTTGGCTAAGTGGATACACACGTCAGAAGACACAAGAGAACGTTAAGCGTGTTCAGGAAGAGCTATCTGGTATGGGTGTAGACACTACAGGTTTATCCCCTGATTATCAGCAGAGCTTACTGGAAGGTATTGAACAAGCTAGATCATACCGTAAAGACTGGGGTATTACAGAATCACTATCCGATAAACCTAAATGGTTGGAGCAACAGGGTGACTTCGCTGTGCCAGAACAGTCTGAGGTTACAACAGAAGAGCTTCCACCTATGGATGAAGGGGCTTCATTAGAGTCACGTCTTAGCAACATTCGATATGTACGTTCTGACAACGATGAAGTTATTGATGTGTCACCTTCAGCAGAGGCGGCAGATCAGCAGGGTATCATGGCTAGACCTAAACACCTAAAGGCTAAAGTAAAAGCACCCACTAAAGAAGAGCTTATAGATTCTGTATTCAAAGCTGAAGGTGGGTATTCTACTGACAAAAATGATAAAGGTAATTATTACAAAGGGCAATTTGTAGGTACTAATCATGGTATTTCTGCCCCTATTCTAGCGCAGTCTTTAGGTAGAACCCCTACCGTAGCCGATATGAAAGCTTTGACTAAAGAAAAGGCTAAAAAGATTGCGGGTCAGCATTATTATGATCGCTTCAAAATAAACACTCTACCTGAAGAGGTACAAGAGATTGTATTCCACGCTGTGTATATGGGTGAATCAAGAGGTGTACGCGCTATGCAGAACCTTATGGGGCTAACACCTGATGGCATCATGGGTCCAAAAACAAAAGCAGCTATGCGTAATGCTAAATTCACAAAAAAAGAATTTAAGGATGAATACTTGCGTGAATTAAAAGAGGGTACAGAAGGTTACAGCAAACCTGCCGCTACTTGGAATAAGCATGGTAAGGGTTGGACAAACAGATATAATAAGTTGGCTAAATAATGCTAGGATTACCACTCGAACTAATCACAATGCTAGGCTCTACCGTATTAGGTGGAGTCATGAGCATATGGGGCCAGAGTATAAAGGCCAGACAAGCAGAGCAGAAAATGCTTATGGAACGTGCTAACGCTAACGCAGGGTTCGTACAGCAAGCACGTGAAGCAGGTAAGAACGATAAACATTTTGCTTGGACGCGAAGACTTATTGCACTCTCTGCTGTATTTGCTATTATTGTTTTACCAAAACTAGTCGCAGTATTCTACCCAGAAGTAGGTGTATACGTAGGCTACACAGAAATCCAAACAGGTTTCTTTGACTTTATCTTTGGACCGGGTGAAGAAGTCGTTAAATGGAAGTATGCCCAAGGCTTTGTTATCACCCCACTAGACACGCACATCGTATCAGCCATTGTCGGTTTGTACTTTGGTGCAGGATTTACTAAATAGGATATTACAATGCCAGATATGTTTAATGCGCCTATACCCGGCGAATCTCTTACAACAGAACCCGGAAATTATCCTTGGGAGCAGCCGCCTCTACATGCCGATCCTATGGACGCTTTAGAGTATCATATGGAGCAGCTTACTGACGAA